ATGCTGAACACGATCGAACTCGCCGTCTTGGGCCTCGCCGCCTACAGAGCAACCCAGCTCGGCGTGCACGACACCATCCTGGACCCCGCCCGGCAGCGCCTCGCCGCCTGGCACGCGAAGAAGGTCGACAGCTGGCCCCGCGGCTTCCTCATGCAGCTCATCGGCTGCATCTACTGCCTCGGCTGGTGGGCTTCCGGCGGCGTCCTCACCGTGTGGTGGTTCTGGCGCGACAACCAGCTCGTGCAGTTCGGGCTCCTGTGGTTCGCCATCGCCGGCGCCCAAGCGCTGCTCAACCGCCGCGACGACACGTTCGGCGGGTGACCCGGCATGTCCCGACGGCTCCTCCACGGGCCCAAGCGGCTCACCGCCGCAGCCGCCCGCTTCACCGCACCGAAGCGCACCCGCGGCCAGCAGAAGAAGCCCGACTCCTCCTGGCAGTCCGAGGCGTGGCACTTTTTCGAGAAGGTGCCCGAGGTGCGGTTCGCGGGCACGTGGATCGGCAACGCGATGGGCGGCGCCACCCTCTACGCCGGGCGCCGGACCACCGACGGCACCATCGAACGCCTCCCCGACAGTGACGCGGCATCGGAGATCGTCAAGGAGATCGCGGGCGGCCCTGACGGGCAGTCGAACTTCCTCGCCGACTTCGGCCCGCACCTGGTCGTGGCCGGCGAAGCGTGGATCGTCATCCAGCCCATCACCGACGGCGACGGCAGCAGCAAGGTCAACGGCTACGACTGGCGGGTCCTGTCCACCAGCGAAGTGCGGCAGGAGTCCGGGAAGCTCGTCGCGGAGATCGACGGCGAGCCCGTCGACATCCCCAGCTACGACCCGGACGCCGACTACGACCACAACGCGCCGATCGCGATCCGCGTGTGGAAGCCGTGGCCCGGCAGGCACATCGAAGCCGACAGCCCCGTCCGCTCCAGCCTCCAACTCCTCGAGGAGCTGCAACTGCTGAACTCGGCGGTCGCCGCGATCGCCCGATCCAGGCTCACCGGCCGTGGCGTCCTCCTCATCCCGAAGGGCACCCGCTTCCCCACCGCGCCGGGCGCCCCCTCGGACGCCGAGGACGACCTGATCGACATCTTCATGGAGGTCGCCTCTACGGCGATCTCCGAACCGGACAGTGCCGCCGCGACGGTGCCGATCGTGCTGGAGGTGCCCGCCGAAAGCATCGGCGGCATCAAGTGGCTCAAGTTCGAGTCCGACTTCGACAACCTGGCCGTGCAGCTGCGGGAGGAGGCCATCCGCCGGTTCGCCAACGGCCTGGAAGTCCCCGCCGAAATCCTCCTCGGCCTCGGGGACGCCAACCATTGGTGCACGCTCCCCGACACCGAGATCATGACCGAGGACGGCTGGAAGACGTACGACCAGCTCACCCCCGGCGAACTCGTCCTCACCCTCAACCACGAGACCGGGCTGTCCGAGTGGCAGCCGCTCCAGAAGGTCAACACGTGGCAGGTCACCGACGAGCGGATGATCCGCATGCGGGGCAAGCGGCACCACTCGGTGACGACCGCCAACCACCGGTGGCCCGTCCTCGCTGGCCACAACAAGTGGCGTAAGAGGTCCTGGATCACCAGCGGTGAACTCGCCGACACCCTGAATGCGCCGGACGCCCCGCAGTTCCGCAACACGTTCCTCGTTACCGGCGCGCCCAGTGCAGACCTGCCCGCAGAGGCGAAGTACAGCGACGCCCTGGTCGAGCTTGTCGCCTGGTACTTCACCGAGGGCAGCAAGGGCATACGCGCCGGACGGAACACCCCGCAGGTGATCATCCACCAGTCGCACGTGGTCAACGCGGACAACTGCGCCCGCATCGAACGTGCCCTGACCTCCCTGTTCGGACCGGCCAGTGAACGCTTCGGCAAGGGCGGCCGGTACTCCACCCCAGAAGCCGCTGCACGCCGTGCTGCGGCCCGCAGGCTGCGCGCCGAGCACCCCGGCATGTCGAACAACGAGATCGGCCGCCAGATCGGCGTCTCAGGCGTGATGGTCGGCAAGTACCTGAGGGAAGACGCCAAGACCCGCGATGTTGTGCCGCGCTGGCGAAAAACGTTCAACAGCGACGGCACCATCACCCGGTACGTCCTCAACGCTGCCGCCGCCGAGGTGATCCTCGAGCACGCGCCCGGCCGGCATGTCTCCCTGGACTTCGTACGGGCGCTCACGCAGGCGCAGCTGGAGCTGTTCATCGACACCGCGGTGCGCGGCGACGGATGGCACATCGGGAACACCCCGGCCCTCACGCAGAAGGACCCGGCGATGCTCGACGCGTTCGAGCTCGCGGCCATCCTGTCCGGGCGTACGCTTCTTCGCCGCGAGCACACCTCGGAGGGCATCTCCGCCGACGGGCCGCGAACAAAGACCCAGCACATCGCCACCGCGGCAGCACCGTCACGTTCGCCCCGCAGGAACAGCACATCAGCGAGGAGACCTACACCGGAACGATCTGGTGCCCGACCACCCCCAACGGCACCTGGCTGGCCCGCTACGACGGCACCGTCTTCTACACCGGCAACTCCGCCTGGGCGCTCACCGCAGAAGCGATACGCCTCGGTGTGGAGCCCCGCCTGGCAATCATCTGCCACGCCCTGACCACGCAGTGGCTGCGCCCGCTCCTTGAGGACGACGCCGGTATCGACGACCCCGACGAGTACCTGGTCTGGTACGACACCAGCAACCTGCGCGTGCAGACGAACCGGCCGCAGACGGCGCTGGAGGCGTTCGCCGCCGGCCTGATCTCCGCCGCTGCGGCGCGCCGTGAGACCGGCTTCGACGAGTCCGACGCCCCCGAAGCCGAACCCGAGAACGACAACGACGACACCGAGGACGACACCGACGACACCTCGGGTGATGACGCACGCACCGACGAGGACACCAGCAGCAACGACGACGAGACGAGCCTGCCCGTGAGCGAGAAGACGTCCATCCCGGACACCCTGCCAGCCTCCGCCGCACCACCCGTGTCCGGCGCTGTCCTCGCCGCGATCGACGGCCTGATCTGGAACGCCCTCTATGCGGCCGGCGTACGGCTGCGGAACCGGCCCGTCTGCCCGCGCAGTGAGCGGGCCCGGGCGCGCGGCATTGTGCCCGCCGAGCTGCACACGGTGTTCCCCGTCGACGCCGAGCTGATCGACGAGTGGCGGCTGTTCGACGGGGCATGGGTGCGCGTCCCCGAGATCGCCCGCCGGTACGGCATCGACTCCGACTGCCTGACCAGCGTGCTGGACGACTACGCGCGGGCGCTGATCGCCGCACGGCTGCCGCACACCTTCGAGGACACCGTGCGGGTGCTGCGCACCCCCTGCATCAGCGAGGCCGCATGACCAGCCGACTCCACCTCGACCTGTGCCCCGACTGCGACGGGCTGCGCACCACCACGCTCCAGCAGGTGCCGGGCGTCGTGGACGTCACCCTCGTAGGCGACCCACGGATTGACTACCGGGGGCGTGCCGTCGTCCATGTCGGGCCGATGCCCGGGCCGTGCCCCAACCCGCGCCCCAAGGAGGCGTAACCCATGCCTGACGACATCGAGCGGCAGCTCGCGGATGCGGAAGAAGCGGTCGCCCGCGAGGTCGCCGCCGTGTTCGACGAGCTGGCAGCGGAGATCGCCGAGCAGCTTTCGCAGGCCACGGAGATCGTCGCCGCCCGGTTCTCCCTGTCCCGCATCGGCCGTGCCTGGACCGCGCGGCTGCCGCGCATCGTGCGCCGCCTCCTCGGTGTTGCCGAGACCGCCGCCGCCCAGGCCGCCGACGACGCCGGCAGGCCGCTGCCGGACGGCTGGGACGACCTTCCCGGACGGCACGAGCGCGGCGAGCCCCTGCCCGCCTCCCTCGGCTCCTACGTGGAAGCCACAGAGCACCTGCTGCGCGCCGTGGGGGACCGGCTCACCGAAGCCGCCGTGCAGGAGCTGGCGGAGGGCTTGGACGCCGGGGAGGACACCGAGCAGCTCCGGGCACGGCTGCGGGCCATGTTCTCCCGCGACGGCGCGCAGCTCGGCACCGTGCGGGAGGAACGCATCGCCCGCACCGAGGCCGCCCGCGCCTGGAACGCTGCCACCCTCGCCGCCGCCGAGGACGTCACCGACCCCGGCCGGCCGCTGGTGAAGCAGTGGACGACCCGCAGGGACGCGAGGGTGCGGGACGCCCACGACGCCGCCGACGGGCAGATCCGCCTCCTCGACGAGACGTTCACGGTCGGCGGCGTGCCCATGCGCTATCCCGGCGACCCCACCGCGCCGGCCTCCCTCACCGTGAACTGCCGGTGCATCCTCCGACTCGCGCCCGAACGGCAGGCCGCAGCCCACGAACCGCAGGACAGCGACCCACGAGCGGACGCGGCACGGGTGATCGCTGACGCGTTCGGGTTCGGTGGTGCGGATGCCGCCGTGCTCTTTGGCCCAGACGATGCCGTCGCCCGTCCCCCTGTCGCCTTGGAATCTCAGGGAGCGTCAGCGGCCGGATTTTCCAATCGAAGGGAAGTCATGGCGGCCGGTGGGCACACGGGCGCGATGATCGCCCTCGTCCCCGCCCAGGCCGACGCCGAACGGCTCGCCCTGGACGGCGGGGAACCGGTCGACGAGCTGCACTGCACGCTGCTCTTCCTCGGCGACGCCGACGACTGGGACGACGACCAGCGGGCCCGCCTCATCGACGCCCTCCGCACCAGCGTGGAAGCCGACCTGCCCCAACCCGTGCACGCGCTGGCGTTCGGGGTGAACCAGTGGAACCCCGCCAGCGACGACCCCGCCTGGGTGTACGCGGTCGGCGACGACCCCGACCACGACAGCCCCGACCTGCGCCTGGCGCACCTCGTCGCCCGCGACGCGATCGCCCGCACCGACGGCCTGCCTGAGATCCCCCGCCAGCACTCGCCGTGGGTCGCGCACACCACCGCCGCCTACGCGCCCGACACGTGGCCGTTCGACGCCATGAACGAGCGCCTCGGCCCCGTCACCTACGACCGGCTGCGGATCGCGTTCGCCGGTGACACCACGGACATCCCGCTCGGCTCCGACGAGGAGGCACCACCAGTGGAAACCACCGCCGCGGCCATCGACGAGCCGCCCGTCCTCACCTGGTCCACGCCCGGCGACGCCGCCCTGGCGTACGAGAACACCCAGACCGGAGACGGCCGCGTGTTCGCGTCCGGTGCCCTGTTCTGGGAGGGCTCCGGGCCGTGGCCGCTCCAGTACGCCGACGAGATGAGCGGCGGCCACGACGGCGCGGAACTCGCCGGCGCCATCCACGAGTACGGGCGCGACGGCGACCGCATCACCGGCAGCGGCGTCCTCTACCTGACGCAGCGCGCCGGGGCGGAAGCGGCGATGCTCCTCGCGCAAGGCGCGCCGCTCGGCGTCAGCGTCGACCTGGACTCGGTGGACATCGAACTCGTCGACACCACCGCCACCGCCGAAGACTCCGACGGCCCGGCGCTCGCCGCGTCGTTCGCGTCGGCGAGCGTGCTGCGCCTGCCGGACTCCGGGGGCTGGATGATCACCGCCCGCAGCCAGGCGGAGTGGACCGCATCAGCGGGCGGCGTCATGTCCCGCACCGGCGCCACCACGCAGGTCATCTCCGGTCCCGGCGGGCGCATCAGCACGGAAGCCGCCCAAGCCCTGTTCCCCGGCGTGGTGACGGCGGCGGCCGGCGACCGTGACGACCCGGACGGCGGGGTCGTCGTCCACTCCGAGCAGGCCGGCGACTACCTGATCCGCATCACCCGCGGCCGGGTACGCGGCGCCACGCTGGTGGCGATGCCCGCGTTCGACCAGGCGCGGATCGTCCTCGACGACATCGATCCCGAGGAGCCCACCGAAGAGGTAGCGGCGGCCGGAAGCGACTTCGAGCGGGTCATCGCCCACGTGTGCGGGGCGCCGGTGCCGGTCGCAGCCCGCGAGATCGCCCACGCCCTCGGCCTGCCGATCGCGACGGTACGCCGCCACCTGGCCCGGGCCGCAGAGAAGGGCCGCCTCGTGCGGATCTCCCGCGGCCTCTACACCGGCCCGTCCAGCATCCCCGAGGGACAGAGCGCCGCAGCCGACACCGAAGCCTTCCACGGCACCCAGGGCCGCCCCAGCTACCGCAAGTACCATCCCGGCGCCCGGAACCCGGCAAGCCGCCGCAGAACCCAGCACGCCAACGGCGGTTGGCTCGGCAGCGACCGGTTCACCGAGGAGCAGCACACGAACGCCATGCTCGACTACCAGGGGCGTGCCTACCGGGACATGAACAGCCTGCTCCGGTCGGGCACAAGCCCACAGCGGGCCACCCTCGACGAGACCCGGGCCAGGATCTCCACGCTCAGCGACCTGATCGCCATCCAGGAGCCGTTCACCGAGGACCGCGCCCTGTACCGCGGCACCCGGCAGCTTCGCCTCGGCCTCAAGCCCGGCGACGAGTTCCACGACAAGGGCTTCGCCAGCACCTCCGAAGACGAGGACGTGGCCGCGTCGATGACAGGCGTGGGCGGCTCCCTGTTCCGGATCAAGGCACCATCCGGCACGCAGGCGCTGGAAGTGGCCGCGCTGGGTGAGGACATCGGCGAGCGGGAGGTCATCCTGCCGCCCGGCACGAAGTTCCGGGTGATAGCCGCGAACGAGCCCGAAGACCCCACGCAGAGGGCCGTCTACGACGTGGAGATCATCAACGGTCAGCTGGCAGCGGCAGTCGGCCTGTCCCCGCAGGCGGCCCGCACGGTGAGCGCCGCAGCCTCCGCCAGCCTCGCCGACCGCATCTCCGACTGGGAGCCCGGCGTCATCGTCGTCGACCGCCGCGCCTCCGCCAGCAGCGCTGTATTCGACCTGCCCGACGACCTGGAAGCGTCGGCGTGGGAGGTGATGCAGCAGCAGCCGCCCATGCCCGCCGCCTGGTTCCGGGAGCCCACGATTGAGGAACTCCCCCGAACAGCGGTGGTGTCCACTACAAGGACGGCCGCGTGTACGGGTGGGTGGCGCAGGCCGGTGTGCCGCACGAGGTCCACGGCCGGAAGGTGATGATCGACAAGCTCGGGAAGATCGACACGAGCTACTTCCTCCGCGCGAAGTTCCCCCTGGACGACGGCACAGAGGTCGCGGTCGGCACCATCACGATGAACGTCGGCCACCACCGCGACGGCTTCGAATGCGAAACCGCCGCCTGCCAGTTCGACGACAGCCGGACGGTCGCCGGGATCGTCACCGTCGGCATGAACCGGCGTGGCATGTGGTTCTCCGGTGCCGCCGCGCCGTGGCTGTCGGACTGGGACCTGACGGTGTTCCGCAGCCTCCAGCCCAGCTACCACATGACCCAGGGGCCCGGCGGCACCTGGCAGTTGAAGGCGGTGCTGTCGGTGCCGGTGCCCGCGCACCCGTCCCGGCTCGCCGCCGCCGCGCACCTCGCCGCCACCGCAGTGGTGGAACGCTCCAACCTCGCCCTCACAGCGGCGGCAGCGGCTCTCCCCGATGCCCCGCCCGCCCCGCCCGCGCCGGCCGCGCCCGCCGAGCCGCAGCCAGTGGAGCCCGGCCCTGCCGCTGCGCCTGGTGACGCGGGTACCGAACTGGCCGCGTCGCTGCTGAACCCGGCCTTCCTGGACCGCTTCGCCGACGCCCTCGCGCGCCGCGAAGCAGAACGCGCCGCCGAGACGCGCGCAGAGATCGAGCAGCTCGCCGCCCTCGTCGACGGCGCAGCCGCCTAA